CTTGTGGTTACTACAAATGTTAATTTTTCTTTGTTCATTTATCCCCTTGGTAAATGTTGATTAAAATATAAAGTAACAAATTATGCTTAATATAGTTATATGAAGCAAAATATATATAGAAGTGGTTATTATTTTTGACGATTGTTCATCTAATAAATCTACTCTTAATACAGTAGCTACAATCCATTTAGATGCTTTTTCAATAGCATCTAAATATTTTATAATGTAATAAGGAACTTTTAAATAAACAGCCCAAAATATAGTTTTTAATTTTTCCATAATTAAATAATATTACCAGTCCTTAAATATAGGATCAATCATAAATATCGCCCCAATTCTCACCAGATTCATAGTCTACTTTGTTAGGAACTTCTAATTGAACAGCATTTTCCATTATCTCTACAATCTTTTTAGCATGCTCTGGAGACTCAACTGATATATCTAATTCATCATGAATTTGTATATGAGCAACTATTCCTTCTTTATATAATTCTACCATAGACTTTTTTGTCATATCAGCAGCAGAACCTTGTATTAATTTATTTAAAGCTTTGTATGTGTAAGCTCGCTTGATCCCTGGTCCATGTTCCAGTAGTGCGTCTTCATGAGACATAGCTTTATGCATACCAAAGCTATTAGGTTCCCATAAATGGAACCTACATAGCCTACCAAGGAGAGTTCTTATCTGACCGCGTTCTTGAGATCTATTAGAAGCAGCATTTGTTAATTGTTTAACAAATGGAACTTTAGCATGATACTGTTCAAATAGTTCTGCGGCCTTTTCTTTAGATACTCCAAGCTCAGCTTGTAGCTTAGTTTTACCCATACCATAGAATAAACCTAAGTTAATAGTCTTAGCTTGTGATCTTGGAATGTTTGCCATATCAGCTACTACTTGGTGAAAGTCTGTATTAGGATCATCTTTATAAGATTCAATTACATCATAAACTGATGGGAACTTATATAAGGCTGCATAGTGTACAACTAATCTAGGTTCTTGTTGTGAATAGTCAAAACAACCCCATGTATGACCTTCTTCAGGTAAGAATAAAGATCTAATAAGTGGTCCCAGATCCTTGTTCCTTGCTGGTAGTTGCTGTAGGTTTGGATTACTATAACTGAATCTTCCTGTTACAGTACCACCTTGATCAGATCTAATTTGATTTATATCAGCATGAATACGTCCTTTGTGTTCGTACCTAATGATTGTATCAATAAAAGTTGTATGCGCTTTATTTATTTCTCTTGCTTTAGCAATCATTTGTACTATAGGGTGTTGATGTTCCTGTAAAAAATTCTTTGTAAAGGAAGGTGCCGATGATTTCTCAGTTCTGTCGTATTCTAAACCAAGCTTATCAAAAACTTTTGCAATGCTTCTTGCAGCCCAAATCTGTGGTTCTATCCCTGTTTGCTTTTGTATTTCTCTTAGTATGTCTTGTTCTTGTGATGTTAGCTGCTGCTTTAGTTTGTTTGCTCGTTCTATATCGACTCTTACGCCTTTAAACCTCATATCTACCAGACATGGGAATAAATCAGTTTCTAAATTAAATACTGATTCTATATCTTGATGAACTATTTCTTTTTTAAACATTTGCCAAAGTTCTAATGTAAGTTCAGCATCTTTCTCAGCATAAGCTCCAACTTCCATAGCAGGTAGTTGCCACATATCTTCTTTAGGATCTAATCCTCTAGATTTAGCAGCTTCATTCAAAGAAGATTCACTTTTACCATAACCAAGATAATCCCAAGATAAATTATTTAAACTATATTGAAATCTATTCTCATCAATTAACGATGCAGCAATCATTGTATCTACAATTAAACCATTGATCTTGATACCCATTTGTCTAATCCAACAAACGTCATACATTGCATTATGAAATATTTTTAAAGCAGGAGTAGCCATAGTATCTTTGAACCACTCTAATACTTTCTTTTTATCCATGTTGGGCCCTGAGCCATGGGCTATGGGAAAATAAAAAGATCTTCCTGGTACAGCTACAGCTATACCAATTACTTCTCCATTACCAATAACAGAACCAGATCCTTTTTTCTTTAAATCAGGATCTCTAGTCTCTAAGTCTACTGCAATCTCATCATAAGACCTTAAATCTGGAAACTCTTCTGGTTCAACCCATTCCTTTTGTGCTTCAAACAGAGGTACTTTCATAATCCCTTTCTATAATCATTTCTATATAATGTATTGCTTTTAACAAATCTTGTTTCTTTCCTTTATCTTGGTGCCTGCAAATATATTTAATTGCATTACCTTCTGCAAACAGTATCTTATTTTGGTTAATAAATAAAGACGGTTGTATTTTATATTTCTTATAGTGAGCTCCTCCCACTTGTTTAAAAAATGCTTTATTACTCATAATTGATATCCTTTCCATTCTTTTTTAGATTTTAATATATAAAGATTTTCCATAGATCTTGTTGCACCAACGTACCAAACTCTATGTTCTTCATCCTGTTTATCTACATTTTCTTCTGTAGATTGTCTTATTTTCCTTGCATTATCTAATACAAGAATAACGTTCTTACATTCACCACCTTTTGCTGCATGAATGGTTGATACTTCTATTCTTGGTTCCTCAGATAATTTTTCACCATTAGTTAACATAGTTCTAATATATAATTCTTTCTCTTGATCTAAATTTGTAAAAGCATCAAACCAAGTTATTCCAGGAGTAAATCCTAAGTCTTCTATTTTAACATAAGTTTTATTTCCAAACTTACTTTCATCAAATGTATCATCTAAATATTCATATATATCCTTACAATCTGCAATAGATATTTCTTTACCCAATGTAAGATCAGTCCATTTTAATACTGATTTATAAAGATTATGATCAAAACTTTTTCCATATCTATTTTTAAAATATAATTTCTTTTCTTTTAATAAATCAGATATTTCATCTGATCTATAAGTTGTTCTAGTTAATATTAACCATTTATCCGTTGTTAAATCTAAATTATCTATATCAAATATGGTATCTACTTTCCCCTGGACTACTTTCCCATCCTTATCCTTCTTTGCATAATATACCTTTTCTTTTCTCTTACCCTGTATTCTATTTAATATAGTATTAGATAATTCTTGAACTGCTAATGGTATACGCTCAGATTGTTGTAATACTTCTTCTTCTGCTGGCTCATCTATAAATCTATTGACATCAGCTCCAGCCCAAGCAAAAATAGCTTGGTCATCATCTCCTGCTAAAAATACATCCTTAGACTTAGATTTTAATACATCAAACATCTTCCATTGAATAGGAGATAGATCCTGAGCTTCATCTACAAAAATAACTTCAAACAAAGGACATTTATCTGAGTTAAGAACAAATTTCTCTATCATGTCTGTATAATCATCTAAGTTATAGGCTTTTTTATAGTTATTAAGATTAAGATCAATATGATGTAAAGTATCTAAATCAATGTCTCTGCTCCATTCATTAGTATTAAATTCATCTTCAATTGAGACACATTTAACTCGTGCTTTACTAATTAATTTAAAATATTCATTATCACAATTCATGTAACAACTTTCCTCAGAATCATCTGAGTAATTAACTCTTATACTTAATTCTTTACCTATCTGTTCATAATGTACTGGTTGCATAACATTGTCTTCACTCATACCTAATGTATGAAAAGCTAAAGAATGTAATGTTTGAAAAAACTTAGTATCTGCCTTAGTTAAATTTTTATTTAATTGTAAAAATCTTTCTCTAGCTTCATTTGCTGCTTTTCTTGTAAAAGCAAAATAACCTATATTATTTAAAGAAACTCCTTTCTTTAGATAGTTATCTACTTCATTTAACAATCTCCTTGTCTTACCTGTTCCTGGTGGACCTAATACTTTTCTAATCATTAAAATATATCTTTTTTAGATTTAACAGACATTATTTCAGGTTTAGATTGATTAATTTTAAATTTATAAATTGGTATTCTTATTACATCAATTGGATCATGTGATTCTTTTTCTCCTTGTTTTTTAGGAAATCGTTTAGGTACATTAATTTCTGTTTTATCTTTACCACCACCTATTTGTATTATCTTTTCTGCAGTCTTAGATTTGTTTTCTCTCCAATCTTTAGTTTTTAAAGAATTATAAAAACTTTGATATTTAAAATAAGCATGGTCTCCTTCTATTAATACTGCGCCAGTTTTAAATGCAGCATTAGATTTAGCTTGTGGTCCATTTACATAATCTTTTAAATACTCTTCTAATTGTTCATCTGGAGTAGTTCCTTTAGGTGGTAATAACTCTTCTTTAGGAGGAAATAAATTATCTAATACTTCTTGGAAATCATTAGATTTTACTTTTGGAGGAACAAAATCAGCAGCAGCTGCAATAATAGATCTAATTTCTTCTTGTAATACTATTTGTTTAATATGCTTTGCCTTAACATTTTTAGATTCACCATTTGGTAACTCAACATTAAAAGTATATTCTGGTTCTGGATATTTTATTTTAACTAAACTAGACAACTTAGGAAACAATACTTTTTTGTCTGATAAAAATCCATATTTTCTTTTTGCACATTCAGATTTCATACAAAAGTTTACAATAGGTTCTTGAGTACAAGTATAACCTTTAGTAGAATCTTTTTTCCAAGATCTAATTTTATCTCTTACTTTTTTTTCTCCCCAATCATCAACAACTAATCCATTAGAATCTTTTAAGAAATACTTTTTAGGAGCGTCTATAACCATCTCTTCCCATTTATCTTGATACCTTTTCTTAGCAAATACCATATAGTTATATAACCATCTGTCTCTACCATCATCTAATGGAAGTTTAGTCATAATCTGTAGACAAGGAGGACCATCATCAAACTCAGATGGGCCTCCCTGTAGTACAGTTTTCACATGGGCTAATGAAAACTCTTCTAATTCATTTGCTGTCTTTAAATTTGCTTCTATAACCTTAATAAATTGTTCAAATGTAAATGCCTTACCATCAAAATTGATAGCAACTCTGTCGGATTTATTGTAATATGGCAGGTTTATAAAATTACCATCTATAAACTTTCCTTCAGCATCTTTTCCAAGTTCTGTTTGTTTAGGATAAATTTCTGTTCTCAATGGAAGTTTTAATGTAAACAATAAACTTTCTAAAAATTTCTTAATAATTATTGCCTTAGCTGGTTCTTTTAAAAATAAATAAAGATGTAATCCACCGCTTTTTGATTTAACTGGTATTAACGGAAGATCATATTGTTTTATAGTATCTAAATATTTCTTAATTGAAAAATCTTTATAATCTTTAGAATCAATATCTATAGCACCAAATCTAACCATGCCATCATCATCACAAGGTTGAATACCTATAGATTTATTTCCATTTAAATGATCTAAATAATATTGATCTGTTATTGGTTGTTTAGACCAACCATACTCTGGTTTTAATTTTCCTGTGATTGGATCTTTTATAGTCTTAGTTAAATCTGCAAGACCAAAATTTCTTTGTAACCCAGTAAAATATTCTATAAACTTTCTTTCCATTTAGCCCTCTGTAATATTATTAATGTGGGCAATTGCTTGCCCACACATCAACGAAAGGAGTTAGAAATGACCTTCAGATCCTTTTTCAGACCCAGCAGATTCACCGTGTTTCACTTTTACGTCTCCTTTAGAAACACTTTCAGCAAATGACTTAGCTTGTTGATACAAAGTAGCATCCTCTACAGGACCTACTTTAGTAACTTCCCAACCAAACCATGTACCTTTATCATTAGATTGTTGAACAGTTCTTAATTTATAAGCATGACTAAAAGATGCTGGAGTAAATAAACCATTTTTACCCTTCATCTTAATACTAGCCATCATACTATTCCATTTTCTACTAATCTTTAATTGCGTAGATTTCATAGCAAGTAAAGCTGTAGTTGGAGTCTGACCACAAACAATCAAGAAATGACTTGCAGTTTTTTCAATATAATTACCATTAGGTAATCTATCTTTAAAAGAACCATCTCTTTTTGTTTTAGTCATTATATCACTTGATGAAGAGTGTATTCCAACTGGAGCACCAGAACCTTCGCCTCTATCTTGCCATTCAATGTATTCTAATTTGTAATGACATGGTAGAACGTTAATTCCTTTCTCACCATCAAATAATTCTCCAGTTACTGAGTTGTAAATCATTCCAGGCTCTGCACCTTGAACGTATTTACCATCTCTTTTATTAACTTCTGGAGATAGTTGTCCTAGTATTTTAAGAAATGGTAATGCTAAGTCTTCGTGACCTATATTACCAAGACCTTTATCTGCGTCATCTTCAAAGATGCTAACAGCTAAAGCTCCTGCAGATACTTTCTCAGCTACTGCATTGGACTTTTTTGTTTCTTGGTCCATTGTGCCTTGTGCTTTGTTCATGTTTTTATTTCCTTATTATTTTGGTTCTGTTTCCTGCGAACACATTAAATAGATCAGAGGGCATATCTTTCCCAGCTTCGATACGCTCTCTGACCAATGCTTTGAGAGTCATGGGCTCAACCTTTAATTTCTGGGCGGGTTGATATCCATTCTCTGCCGCAAGGTTTGCATAAGCAATTGCCTTGTTATCTTCGTTGCGACCAAAAGAAACGGTAACCTCATTTTTAATAAGATCACCTAAGCCGTTTGTACGAAGCCAGTTAAATGCCTCTTCTTTCCTTTCAGCGGAAATAGAAGCACCGTAGATGGGTTTCACTTCTACAGCGGAACCATCTGCTAATTTCAATGTTGAGATATTCATTTCTTGCATCATTGTAGGAATGACATCACCGGAAAGAATATCTGCGTCTTCTTGTAATTTTTTTAAAGCTGCTTCTGCTAATACAATTTTATCTTCAAGGTTTTTTAATTTAATAACTTGATCGGATAAAGATTTAGCATCATTAGCCTGTGTAATAGATTCTGTCTGATCTTGTTCAAAGTTTATATTCATATTTTTATCTTTCTGTTTATTGTTAACTTTCTTTCTAATTTACTCATAAAACTTAATATAACACCTATTTATCTATATGTCAACATATATGATAAATTATTTTTCATCCACCAAACCTTTCTCAAATAAATTAATTTCTATAGGGTAATAAACCTGTTCTTGTCTATCCCATTTTAATAAATTATATTTACCATTTGTAATATCAGAAGCAATAGAACAAGCTACTCCAATAATTGCAGGATCACCTGTAAGTAGTAAATAATCTTTTTCTGTGTATTCTTTTAATAATGATCTTAATTTAATAATAAGAGGCCCTGGACTTAATACCATTTGAGAATATTCTGGTAACAATACTTTTAATTTACCATACTTAGCTGCACCCATAATATTAAATTTGGGTTGACCTGATCTAGTACCTGGTAATTCTTGTATTACGTATACTGTTGTTTCCATACTTTCTTTACTTGACATATAAATTATTGTTATGATATAATGTATTTTTATAGAAAGATAAAGTTAAATATTATGAATTATAAGTTTAAAACTAAACCCTATGCGCATCAAATAACTGCATTGGAAAAATCATGGAATAAGGTTGCTTTTGCATACTTTATGGAAATGGGAACAGGTAAATCTAAGGTTCTTATTGATAATATAGCTATGTTATATGATAAAGGTAAGATTAATGGAGCTATTATTGTAGCCCCTAAAGGTGTTTATCAAAACTGGCATGACATAGAAATCCCAAACCATATACCAACTCATATAGAAAAAAAGATGGTGTTATGGAAATCAAATATCAATCAATCACAAAAAGTATTATTAGATTCTTTATTTGAATCTGGAACTGATCTTCATATTTTACTTATGAATGTAGAAGCATTCTCAACTAAGAAAGGTTTAGAGTTTGCACAAAAATTTATAAGTTGTCATGAAACATTAATGGCAATAGATGAATCTACTACTATTAAAAACCCAGATGCTATTAGAACCAAATCTATTGTCTCTTTAGGTAGAGAAACTAAATATAGAAGAATATTAACAGGATCTCCAGTAACTAAATCTCCTTTAGATTTATATAAACAATGTGAATTTTTAAGTGAAGGTTTATTAGACTATACTTCTTATTATGCATTTAAAACTAGATATGCAATTTTAAAAACTGCAAACTTTGGGGGTAGGTCTGTCCAGGTGATAGTTGGTTATAAAAATTTAGGAGAGCTTTCAGAAAGACTAGAACCTTTTTCTTTTAGAATTTTAAAAGAAGATTGTTTAGATCTTCCTGATTATACTTATACAAAAAGAATTATTCAATTAAGTCCAGAGCAAAAGAAAATATATGAATCTATGAAAGAAATAGCTTTAGCACAATTAGATGGTAAACTTATGACAACTGCTACTGCTTTAGTTCAATTAATGAGATTACATCAAATCACTTGTGGACATTTCAAAGCAGACGATGGAACTGTTAAAGAAATTAAAAATGAAAGATTAGATGCTTTAATGGAAATTTTAAGTGAAGTGGAAAACAAAGCAGTTATATGGGCTCATTATAAACATGATATTCAATCTATTGTTAAAGCCATAACTAAAGAATACGGACCTGATTCTTTTGTAACTTATTATGGAGATACTCCAAGTGAGGAAAGACAAAACAATATTAAATTAATGCAAGATCCAAATAGTAAAGTTAGGTTTTTAATAGGTACTCCTCAAACTGGAGGATATGGAATTACATTGACTGCAGCAAATGTAATGATTTATTATTCCAATGGATATGATTTAGAAAAAAGAACTCAATCTGAAGCTAGAATTAATAGAGCAGGACAAACTAGAAAAATGACTTATATTGATATTATAGCAGAGGGCACAGTAGATGAAAAAATCGTAAAGGCCCTCCGCAAAAAAGTAGATATTGCCTCAAAAGTTATGGGCGAAGATCTAAAAGATTGGATTTAACCAATCGTTTTCTTCAGAGTTATAAGGCATCATTATTTTACTTTAATTTTTTTGCCTTCTCTAAGCTCAGGGTTTTTAACACCTAATTTTATTTTTAAAAGTCCATCAACCATTTCAGCTTCATCAATTACTACATCAGATGCCAACTCAAATTGTTTAATGAATTTTCTAAAAGCCAAACCTTTTTGAACATAGTCTATATTTTTATCTTCAACTTTACCTTCCACAGTTAAGATACCGTCTTTTACTTCTACAAGAACGTTTTCTTTATTGTATCCAGCAAGTCCTATTTCTAGACCATATTTTCCTTTTCCATATTTTACTACGTTGTAAAAAGGGAATGAAGGTATTTTAGACCAACTATCAAATATATTATCAAATATATCTGCAGTTTGTTTTACGAAATGATCATGAAATTCATCCATTTTGATCAAACCGTTATTTGGGAATAATGAATTAAAAGTCATTATTATCTCCTTTGTTAAGCAAGTTAATAGGTCCATCCACATGATGCAACCTAGGAGATATATAACTATTTATTTTAAAATTTCAAGGTTATGTTCTCTATCTAAAAACTTATATTCTATTTTGGTAGTATTAAAATCTTTCTTTATTTTCTCACATATTTTTATTGGATCAAATTCA